AACAGCGTTGACGTAGAGAATGACTCGGTTTTCGCCGGTTACGTCTCCAGCAACAACGCTGCCCTCGCAGCCGAAGTGTCGGCCCGCACAAGCGCGGATTCCACGCTGCAAAGCAACATCAATTCGGAGGCATCGACACGGGCTTCTGCTATCACGACCGTCACCGGTCTTGTCACCAGCGAGGCATCCACTCGTGCCGCAGCGGACTCCACCCTGCAAAGCAACATCGACGCAGAGGCATCCACTCGTAGTTCCGCTGACTCAGCCCTCTCCGGTCGCGTCACGAGCCTCGAAAGCACGGCAGCCTCCCTCGGCACGATGTCCACTCAGAATGCTAACAACGTCGCCATCACCGGCGGCAGCATCGACGGGATCAGCTTCGACGGCGGTTCATTCTAAACCCCACCCACAATCTGCGTCGGAGGTCCATTCCTCCGGCGCAGAACCCACTGGCCCATGCCAACCACCATTCAAGTCAAACGCTCGTCTGTATCGGGACGCGCTCCAGCAGCTAACCAGCTTGCCGTAGGAGAGCTCGCTCTCAACACCGCCGACCGGAAACTTTACTCCAAAGACTCCGCGGGCACCGTCTTTCGAATCGGCCAGCCAGACCCTGGTACGCACCTTTTTCTTTCAGCGGCTACAGCCTCCGAACTCTATCTCGGCCGTCTAGCCTGGGACGACTACCCCGCCACTGGCCCCGCCGAGGATTCCACGGCATGGGTCATATACAAAATCATCACCAACTCCGCAGGCGATGTCATTTTGGAGCAATCTGCCACCGGCGCGTGGTCGAACAAGGGAAACCTTTCTTACCAGTGATCACACCACTTTACGGACAACTATCACCACTAAAGTTGGGAAGCATATTGCCTATTCCAATGCGCACATCCGGTTTACAACTTTGGCTAGACGCAGCTGATGTTTCTACAATTTTTGATGCAACGTCTGGCGGCTCTTTAGTCACTGCTGATGGATCTGCTGTTGCACGGTGGCAAGATAAATCTGGAAATGGCAGGCATGCTACGCAATCAACGGCTAATGCAAGACCAGTGTTAAAAACGTCAATTAAAAATGGAAAAAACGTACTAAGATTTGACGGATCTAACGATTGGTTGCAAAGCAATTTTACATCTGTTTCTCAATACAGCATGTTTATTGTTTGTAAAAGAAATAATTCTGCATCAAACATATACGGAAACTATACTTGGATTTTTGGTATTGGAAAAAATCTTGATGTAAGCACTGCAAGCAGATTAACGCAACTTGGATTTACTAGCTCTCCTGATTCATTTACTTGGGACCCTAGATCAGGAACTGGAACAATTTCAATAACTAGAACCGATAATTTCAATATTCACTCTTGCATAGCTCCATTAGGATCAGGCACGGCTCGGTATTTGTTAAATGGCGCAAATGAGCAAACTTTGAATGTGTCGGCATTTAATGCAACAACTAATACTCCCTTAGTTGCGTCCATTGGAACAACTACATGGGACAAATCATTTCCGTTTTTTCTAAATGGAGACGTTTCTGAAATACTAGTTTATGATAAGGCTTTAACAACAAATCAGCGTCAATCTATTGAATCATATTTGAATGCAAAATGGGCTTTATATTAAATGAATAAATATTTCAAAACTGATTTAGTAACTTACGAGACAATTAGAGCAATTATGGATAAAACTTCTGGTTATCCGTCAAACGCCGCACAAACATGGTTTGCTCCAGCAAATGAAGCCCCTACTGACAATAATGGAAATATTTTAATTGCAGCAATGCCATTGATTGCTAATGAGTTTATTAAAGCTAATGTCCTTGAAATTTCAGAAAAACAATATCAAGAATTTCTTGTAAACAAACAAATAACAAACAACTATGATCGAACAAGTATCTAACTCAGTAAAATTTGTTGCTTTTTTTACAGCAAATAAAACAGGCACGACTGGTTTAACCGTAACCGTAGATGTCTACAATCCAAGCGGAACGCAAATTGTTACCGGCGGCAGCGCCACAGCAATAGGCGGAGGCCTTTATGGCTACACGTTGTCGTCAAACAATTCAGCAGAGGGAGAGTATGCGGCAATTTTCAAAACAACTGATTCAACGGTTGACGCGCAACACATCCCCTCGCTATGGGTGCTAGGTCGTGCCGGGGTTGAAAATCTTGACGCAACGGTCTCTAGCCGACTTGCAACAAGTGGCTACACAGCGCCGAGCACCGCGCCAACCGCAGCACAGAACGCGACAGCAGTGTGGGGAGCCGCAACCAAGGAGATCACCGGAGGAACGGTCACCACGCTTACGAATGCGCCCACCGTCCCAACCGCAGCAGCTATTGCCAGCCAAGTTCGTACCGAGCTCGCCACCGAACTTGCTCGCGTAGATGTCGCCACCAGCACACGCCTCGCCACTTCCGGCTACACCGCCCCGAGCACAGCGCCAACCGCAGCGGCAACCGCCAGCGCAGTCCGCGCCGAGCTCGCCACCGAACTTGCTCGAGTCGATGCAGCTGTGAGCACCCGCCTTGCCGCCAGCGCCTATACAGCGCCAAGCAACTCGGATATCGCCGCAATCAAGGCTAAAACCGACAACCTTCCCGCATCGCCAGCAGCGACCGGCGACATCCCATCGGCCAACATCACCGCCATAAAAGCCAAGACGGATCTGCTCAACACAGACCGCCTCGCGCAGGTTTCAACCGTCAGCACAACCGGAGCGCAGCTGGCAGCCGCCCTCAGCTAACAATGGACACGCACCAAGCCACAGCCTCCTTCACCGGCCTGCTTGCTACGGCGAGCGGCATCACGCTTTCAATGCTGCCGGAGCTGGAAGCGTGGCTGCGTGTGGCCTCGCTCGTCATCGGCTGTGCGGTGGGGCTCGCCTCCCTCTACGCCATTCTCCGCAACAAAAAGCACCCCCATGAATAACATCCTCGCTCGCCTCAAAGAACCCTCGACATTTCGCGGCCTTGCCATTCTGGCCGGTCTCGGTGGCATCGCAGTAGATCCCGCCCAGGTCAACGCCATCGCTGCCGCAGTGGCCGCCGTGATTGGCTTGATCGAAGTCTTCCGAAAGGAAAAATGATCCCTCCCGCCCAGATCGTAACCGGCTTGATTGCCGCCGCCTTTGCCGTAGGAGCGCTCCTGCTCTTCGGCGGGTGCAGCACGATAGGCATCTCGCTACAGACGGACTATGGGCAATTTTCCTACACGTTGCCTGAGCTTCCTAAGCCGACTTCCAGCAAATGATTCACCGTCTCGCCGAGATTGCCGCCGAGCAAATCGGCGTGAGAGAAGAGGGCGGCAACAACAACGGCACGGCTGTACGCACCTACCAAAAAGCCACCGACTTGAAGCCTGCTTCATGGCCATGGTGCGCGGCGTTTGTGGACTGGTGCATTTCAAAATGGCTTGCCGAGCCTGGTGTACTGGGCTGGCTAAATACCTCCCGCCCGCTCGATGAGTGGCGTCCCAAGACTGCGCTGGCCTATGGCTTTCTCGCTTGGTCCAAAGCCCGTCCAAAGACGACCACCATCCTGCCCGAAGATGTCCGCGCCCAACCTGGCGATCTTGTCGTCTTTGATTTCTCGCATGTCGGCATAGTGGAGTTCGACGCTGGTTCGCAGCTCATCACGGTGGAAGGGAACACCAACGGACGCGGCGACCGCGACAGCGCGACAGGAGACGGAGTGTGGCGCAAGACGCGAGCAAAATCCCTCGCCCGAAATTTTATCCGAATACACCCAAAAACCGCATGAGCGCCAAACGCAAGCCCGCCACCCGCAAAGCCGTGCTCGAGCGCATCCGCACGGAGCTCGTCGAGCAATTTGATGTCGGTCTCTTGGTGGTGAGCTGGGAGGAAGGCGGAGAAACATTCCACATGGATTTTAAATTCGGAAACCACTACGCCGTTGAGTCCCTTGCCGACAAGACGAGCGACATATTGTTCCCAATCGAAGACGACGAAGAAGAGGAGGAAGAGGTATGAAAACATCTTGGAGTTCCATCGCCCGCGAGCAAGCGGACAAATCTCACAAGACCGAAGTGGACGCGCTCAAAGCCAAGCTCGCCCAATACCAAGTCGCCACCGAAAGGCTGGAGAAACAACTCGGCATCGCGCTCTCGCTCGGCAAGACACGCATCCGCCCTCAGCCGCTCTCGGTCAACATGAACGACAAAGCCGAGACTGTGGCCATTGCGCTGGCCAGCGATTGGCATGTTGAAGAGACGGTTGAAGCGGCATCGGTCAACGGGCTCAACGAATACCGGTTGCCTATCGCCAAGACTCGCATCGAGAAATTTTTCTCCACCATCTGCCGCCTCACCGAGATCGAGCGCACAGGTGCCAAGATCGACGACCTCATTTTGTGGCTGGGCGGCGACCTGATGACCGGCATGATCCATGAGGAGCTTGCCGAGTCAAACAGCAAGACGCCCACGCAAGTCATCCTCTGGCTGCAAGACCGCCTCGCCGACGGCCTCGCCACGCTCAAGCCGCACTTCAAGCGCATCCTCATTCCCACCAGCTACGGCAACCACGGCCGCACAACCATCAAGCCTCGCCACGCCACCGGTGCCGCGCATAGCTACGAGTGGCTCCTCTACCGCATTCTCGAGGGTCGGTTCCACGGTGACCAGCAAATCAAGTGGCAGATTGCCGACAGCTACTTTAACTTCATGGAAGTGTATGGCCGCCGCCTGCGCTTCCATCATGGCGACTCGCTGAAATTTTTTGGCGGAATCGGCGGACTCTCCGTTCCCGTAGAAAAATCCATCGCCTCCTGGAACAAGTCGCCAAACCGCGCGGACCTAGACCTTTTCGGACACTGGCACCAATACCAGCAAAACCGGCACTGGCTCTGCAATGGCAGCCTCATCGGCTACAACGCCTACGCCCTGTCGATCAAGGCCAGCTTCGAGCCGCCGACGCAGACCTATTTCCTCCTCGACAAGAAACGCGGACGCACCATGACAGCCCCCATCTACCTATGAGCACCTGGAAATCCCTTGCCAAAAAGTCCAACTCGCTCCCGCCCGGCTGGAGCACCACCGACGAAATCGCCGCAGACCTCGATTGCGAGCCAGGCGAAGTCGCCAAAATCCTGGCTGCCTCGATCCGAGAGGGCCTTGTCGAGAAACAAACATTCCCTCACTGGCAGGAAGGCAGCCGCCAACTTCTCTACCAAACAGGCTACCGGCAAGCAGGCAAAACCAAGCAAGTTTCTGACAAAACCCAGCCAGCTAAATCCAAACCGCTCACCAAGCCGCCCAGCACGCAGGCGGTCCCTGGCATCCCCGCCCACCTCCTCGACCGAGTGCGGCAGACGTGCGTTCGGTATCGACATCTGCGCCCAAGCGAAATCGCCGCCCGCTGCCGCTGGAGTGGAGAGTCAAAATTATCATCGCAAGCCATCCGGGCCATGCTTGACACGGTCACCCTATAATCAAAGTAGATGCCCGACGACCAAACCATAGTCGAAGGCGATGCCGGATTCCTCGGCATGGCCTCCCGCTTGAACCCGCTGCAACTGCAACCGGGTATGGTCCAGTATGCCGAAAACATGCGCCTTGACCGAGGCGTGGCGCAGACGCGCAAAGGTGCGAAGCGGTTGGGCGATGGTATTTCCGTAGGCACGCAACCGCTAACTCTGCCCTTCGTGCTGGATGCTAAGGCCATCGTGCGCACGATCTACAGCGGCGGCATCTTTGCCTCGGGCGTTTTCAGCTCGCCGAACTACGACGACGAGAATGAATACATCGTCCTTTGCGGGCCGACCTCAGCTTTTCTGTACCGGCAGAACGAGCCTATCGAGGAGATCAACTATCCGTCTGGGGAAATTATCGAGCCCACGGATAGCGTCTCAACGATCCAGGCATTTAACCGTTTTTACCTCCTGCGCGAAGCAGACATGACGCTCCCGGCCTACGATTGGAAATACACCGACCCAAGTGGCATTGCGGTCTCTGGCACCATGGCTACCGTTTTCATTACCGCCCATGGACTCGCTGCGGGGCAGCGCGTGCGGATCGAGTATGGGAATGTGGCGGCATTCCAAGGCCATGAGTTCGACATTCTCACCGCGACCACAAATTCTTTTACCATCTCAGTGCCTGCTGGCACACTGCCGGATATCGCCGCCGACATTGCAATCCGCCGCGTCAAGGCTCCTTTGTGGTTTGATTCATCAGGGTTCTACCGCGCCGACTCAGGCGTGCCTGCCGAGGGGGTAACATTCAAAACCCTGCGCTCCACCGGTTGGGCCAGCTACATCGGAAACAGACTCTGGATTCCCGACGGCCGAGACACCGTGGCCATCTCGGATGTTCTGGACCCCGACCTCTACGATCCGTTTTTTCAAAGCTTCCGCGCTAACCAGGGAAGCAACGACTACCTCATCGCCATTCACCCATGGGTCGAAGGCCAAGCGCTGGTTTTTATGCGTAATAGCATCTGGCTTGCCAACCTCACTGACACCAGTAATGCAACAGGCGACACCTTTACGGTGGACTCCGCCGTTTCCCGCCTCACGCTCCTCACCGACGAGATCGGATGCGTAGCCCGCCGCTCGATCCAGACGGCTGGGCAATTTGTTTTCTTTCTTTCTGACGCCGGAGTTTACCGCCTCGACACCCAGCTCGACCTCAAGCTCCGGGCCAACACCCAGCCTCTCTCGGACTCCATTGCCGACCAGATCGACGAAATTAATAGCGACTACGCATACCTTGCCGTAGGCCGTTGGTGGAACAATCGCTATTACCTCGCCGTGCCCATCGGTGAGAACGCCACGGCCAACAATACTCTTTTCCTTTGGAACGCTCTGAACCAGCAATGGGAGAGCCGCGATACCTACGCTATTAACCTTGACGAGCTACTGGTCGCCACTTACGACAGCCAGCGCCGCCTCTTTGTTGCCAGCCGCGCAGGCACACTCTTTCTCCTTGATGAGCTCGACTACGGCGACGAGGTGCCATTCGCCAACGCGCAAAACCTTTACACCGAAATCCAAGCCCAACTCATCACTCGCCGCTACGGGTGGGGGAGCCTCAACACAAAGCGTCTGACCCGCGCTAAGGCCAGCGTGCTCCTACCAGACGCCTCAGCTTGCACGCTTGATGCCATAACAACTGACTACGATGCTGATTTTCAAGTCGCCTCCCTGGAGAACACCACCGGCGACGAGGAGGATTACACGCTCAAAGCCCCCCTGCGCTGTAAAGCCACCGGGCTCGACCTCCGTTTTGCAACGCAAAGCGGCCGCCCCATATTGCGTCAAATCAGCGCCGAAGCCACTCGCTCCCCTCTCGACCCCACCGAAACCCGCACCCTCAACTAAATATGGCAACTCTTACTAAAGGCAAAACATTCAGAGACGGAGAACTTGTTACCCCTGGCAGCCTCCACTCGTTGGTGGAAGCCGCCACCGTCATCAACATTGTCAACGCCGACATCTCTGCCAGTGCTGCCATCGCCGACACCAAACTTGCACAAATTACTACGGCCAACAAAGTTGCGCAATCTGCGGTGACCAATCTCACAAGCGACCTAGCAGGAAAACAACCACTTGGAAGCTATGCGCCAGCCACGGGTATTGCACCGAGCGCCATCACCGGCACTGCGGTCATCACAAACGACTTCCGCCTGTCGGATGCAAGGACGCCGACCACGCACACGCACGACGCCGCAGCCATAACCACGGGAACTCTCGCTAATGCCCGCACTACCGCCACCAATGCCAACACGGCTAACACTATCGTCGCCCGAGACAGCAGTGGAGGTTTTAGTGCCCAAAAAGGATCATTCGGAACCATAAATGGATTTAGAGTAGGGATAAATGAAAATGATAATTTCCCAAATGCTTTTTTGATTTTTTGGGGCGACACCATAGCCGCTGGCTCTATTGTAAAAGGTACAGGTAATTCTGTTTCCTACAACACGTCCTCCGATTATCGCCTCAAAACCAACATCGAGCCACTGACAGACGCCGTAGCTCGCTTGTTACAAATACCAGTCCGCCGGTTTAACTGGCTGACCGACCCTGCCGCATCTAAGGTAGACGGCTTCCTTGCCCACGAAGCGCAATCCGTCGTGCCCGAATCAGTCACCGGCACCAAAGATGAAGTAGATTCTGATGGCAAGCCAATCCACCAAGGCATCGACCAAAGCAAACTCGTCCCGCTCCTCGTTGCCGCCGTCCAAGAACTTGCCGCCCGCGTCGCCTCCCTCGAATCCCGATGACCCCCGCCCCCACCATGCTCCGCCCCGAGCCCTACCACGCGACCAAGCTCGCCGTGCGCCGCTCCCCTTTGCACCGGTGGGGTGTCTTTGCCGCGGCCCCTATTGCCAAGCACGAAGTGCTCGAGGAGGCCCCCTACGCCTGCGTGCCGAAGAAGCAACTTGCCAAAGCCCCCGCCTGCGAGACCTACAGTTACTATCTTGACGACGCGACCAGCATCATCGGCTTCGGACTCGCGCCGCTCTACAACCACCACGACACCCCCAATGCCTGCCATGAGATCGACCAGGTGAACGAACTCATGCGGCACTACGCCCTGCGCGACATCGCCGCAGGCGAAGAGATCACCCTCAACTACGGCGCAGATAACGCCAAACACTTTTTAGAAAAGGAATAATCCTATGGCAATGAACATGAGCAACAGCGGCGGAGGAGGGGGAATGTCCGGCGGCGGCGGCGGCGCGATGAGCGCAGCCCCCGCAATGAGCGCCCCCGCAATGAGTGCAGCAATGTCCGGCGGAGGAATGTCCACCGGCGGCATGGGCATGGGTGGTATGAGTGCCCCTCCAGCCCCACAGCAGCGCAGCCTCGCCGACGAGATGGCCGCAATCTCTGGCTATGCCCAAGCAAACGCCCAGGCGCAGGCCAACACTACCGTGGATACCGCAGGCCGCCTGAGCGACCAAGCCATTGAGAACACTGGCGACATTGCCAAGAAGCTACAAGACAGCCCATACACGGCCGCCGCCAACCAAAACATCCGCGACGCCGGAACATCCGCCGCCCAGCTCGGCCAAAGCTACAACCAAGTCGGCCAGACTGCCGACCGCGTAGCGGCCTACAACGACCCCGCCCAAGCCCGGCTAAACCAGATGGCCCTCGGCCAGCTCTACCGGCCCGACCAGGTTTCTTCCCAAAATGTCTCAGCCGACCAGGCACAAGGTGCTCGCGTAGCCAATGTCGGCAACACGCAAACCGCCCAAGCCGGATCGGTTAATGATGTCCAAGCGCAGCGTGTCCGCGCCGCCCAAGGCTACGCCTCGCAGATGGGCCCGGTTGATAATGTCCAAGCCGCTACCACCGGCTCAATCGAACGCGTCGGTGCAACGCAAGTCGGTGCGGTCGATCCCATGGAAGCCGCCCGCGTCCGCCGAGTCCAAGACATCCAAGCGCAGAATGTCCGCGCCAGCGCCGCCGAGCGTGGCCTCATGAATGAAGCCCGAGGCAATGGACTCCTCGGCCAACTTGAAGGCCAAGCCAGCAACGACCTCGCCCTCGGCCGCTCCCTCTCAGCCGAACAGAGCCGCGACGCCATCCAATCTTCCCGTGCCGCATCATCCGCCCGTGGCCTCGGCCTCGGCCAATCCGCCATGGCTGCCGAGCTTCTTAACCGCGACCGCTTCGCCACCGCCAGGGAAAACGAACGCCGCACATTTGCTGGCAATGTCCTCGGCCAAGGCACTGCCCTTCGCACATCCGCAAATCAAGCCTACGCGCAGCGGCAGGACGCCAACGCAGGCCGAGCCCTCCAAGCCGACAGCGCAAACCAATCTGTGGCTCAAGCCCGAGCCATGCAAAATGCGCAGTTTGCCCAACAGGCCCGGCTCACCGATAATCAAAACGCCCAGCAGCGCGTCCTCGCCGAGGCCGGTTACGCCCAGCAGGCCGGACTCTCGAACCAAGATTTCAGCTTCCGCGCCAATTCCCAAGACGCGCAATTTGCGCAGCAAACCAACCTTGCCAACCAGCAGGCCGCACTTCAACAAGGGCAATACAACGCCAGCAACCAGCAAGCCATGGAATTGGCCAATCTCCAAAACCGCCAGCAGGCCAACCTTTCTAACCAAGACGCCTTCCTGCGCGCCGGTCTCGCCAACCAAGCCACAGCACTCCAGCTCGGCCAGACCAACGCGCAGCTCCGGCAACAAGGCTACCTCACCGATAATTCCAACGCCCAGCAAGCCGCCATGGCCGATGCAGGCTACGCCCAACAGGCCAACCTAGCCAACCAATCGGCCAACCTCAACGCCGCCCAATACAACAGCAGCCAAAACCTCGCCGCCCAGCAGGCGAACCAATCGGCAAACTACAACGCCAACTACGCGAACCAAAATTTCCTGCAAGGCGTCGCCAGCCAGAACTTCAACCAATTCCAAGGCCAGCAAAGCATGCTCGGCTCCCTCTACGGCCAGCAAGCAGGCATCGCCCAAAACCAATACGCAAACAATCTCGGCCTCGCCCAGGCGAATGTCGCCCTCGACCCCTACCAACGCGCCCTCGGCAGTAACATCCCCATAGCCAGCCAAGGCAACGCCGCCAACATGATCGGCCAGAGCTTCACCGGCACCATGGGCTACGGCAGCGACCTCTACAACACCAACACCAACATGCAGGCCAGCTTGTATAACAGCTACTACAACAACAGGACCGCACTTAAATCTGCTAATATCCAAGCGGATGCCTCACGCGACGCTGCTGGTATGGGACTACAAGGGGCAACCATGGGAGCCAGCGCCGTCATAGGAGCCGCCGCTGCCGCCTGCTGGGTAGCCCGCGCCGCCTTCGGCACGACCACTACTCGTTGGGTGGAATACCGCCGCGCCATGCTCCGCCATGCCAGCGACCGCACGATCCGCCTCTACTGCCAGCACGGCCAATCCATCGCCGCCGCCATCACCACGCCATTCCGCCGCCTCGTTGCCCGCCTCACACTCCGCACCCTTCAATGGTCCTGGAACTAACAGAGAAAATCCGCCTCGAAGGAGCCCACCGCGCCTGCACTCCAGAGCAAACGCTGGAGCGCATGCGGCCGCATTTTCACGCGGCAGGTATTACCCGCCTTGCCGAGATTACCGGGCTCGACCGCATCGGTATCTGTGTTGCCCAGTGCATCCGGCCAGATGCCATAGTGCTGGCTGTAGATTCTGGCAAAGGAGCTACGCCCGCCGCAGCGAAATGCTCGGCCGTGATGGAAGGCTTTGAGCGCCATGTCGGCGAGACCAGTCGCCCTCGGCACATCCTCGCCACCGCAGCGCAGCTTGGCGACAAAGCTGAGACACGCCTGCCGCTTTCCAAGGGAGCTGTCTTCCACCTCACCGCTCTTATGCCTTGGACCGAGGTGCGTGGCATGAAGAGTGGATCCGCCCGCATGGTGCCCACCGACACCGTGCGCCTCCTCGCCCGTCCAGACCCCGCCCCGCTTACCAGCCTGCCCTTTGCCTACACAAGCAACGGCCTCTCCTCCGGCAATACCTACGCCGAAGCCGTCGCCGGGGGCCTCTACGAGTGCATCGAACGCGACGCAACAGCCATCGCCCAGCACAGGCTGCAAGATTTCCCTCGTGTTGATCTTGACACCATCACCGACCCAACCTTAGCCCGCCTCGTCCGCACACTGCGCGATGCCGACATCACCCCCGTGCTCCTCGATGTCACCAGCGATATCGGCCTGCCCACCTACATAGCCTACCTTATCGACTGCGAGAGCGGCTGCGGAGTCAATAAAGGCTACGCCGCCCACCTTGATCCAGCAGTAGCCCAAGCCCGCGCCCTCACCGAGACCATCCAAGCCCGCGCCGTATGGATTGCTGGGAGCCGCGACGACTTCCTCCACGCCCGCTACGAAAAGGTCAAAGCCACCGACTCATCTGCCATCCTCGCCCGCCTCTACAAGCACGCCACCACCAGCGCAAACGCCCACCCCGACCGATCCGGCGACACCTTTGAGGCAGACATAGATACCCTCCTCGATCTCCTCGATGCCGCCGGTATCCCCGAGCCGCTCGTCTATGAGTTCACCCACGACTACCCATGCAGCGTCGTGCGAGTCATAACCCCCACGCTGGAAGGCTACACCTTCGACTACTCGCAACCAGGCCACCGCGCCAAGAGGGCAAAATGAAAATCTTCCTCGGCCCCACACGCCCCGCAAATATCCCCGCCGATGCCGACCTCCGCCCCCCGGCACAGCAAGGCGACATCGCCGCCGCCGCTCTTGAAGGTCCAGATACCATCATCCTCATCGACGGCCTATTTCACCAAAGCCTTGCCCCATGGCATAAGGAAATCCTCTTCGCCATCGAGCAGGGATGCCGCATCATCGGGGCAGGTAGCCTCGGCGCACTCCGCGCCGTCGAGTGCGCCCGCTACGGAGCCGAGCCCGTCGGCATCATCGCCGGGTGGTATGCCGATGAATCCTGCACCGACGATGCCGATGTAGCCCTCGCCCACGGCCATGCCGAAGACGGCTACCGTGGCCTCTCCATCCCTCTCGTCAACCTCCGCGCCACCGCCGAGTGCCTCGTCGCCGACGGCATCCTGCCCGCAGCCGACCTCGCAGGCATCCTCGCCACCGCACGCAGCATCTACTATGTCGAGCGCAGTTGGCCTTGCCTACGCCAAGCCATCGGCCCTGTAGCAGACCTCCTCCGCGAGAACTACCGCGACCAGAAAGCCCTCGACGCAGAGGAAGCCATCCGCCACGCCCAGCATGTCGCCGCGCCCCTCCAGCGCGACACGCCCCACCACACTCACAGCGCCTATTTCCTCGCCCTCCTCGCCAACGACCTTCCGATTGGCAACGGTCAACGCCAGCACCACCTCACCAGCGAAGCCGACCGCACCCTTGCCACCGACCGCCACCTCGTCTCCGAGTTGGCCCAACTCCTCGGCATCGTCACCACGCCTGAAGACATCTTCGCCGCCAGCACCCGCATGTGGCATCGCCTCGGCATCACCGACCCAACCGCCGCGCAAGCCTGGCTCTCGGACCACGCCTGGACCAACGAGCAATGGTATGCCCACGCCCAGCGGGAAGCCCTCCGCCAAGCCGCCCGCGATTGGCACAACGCCAGCGGTGCCTGCCTCGACATCGTTCCACTCACCCTCGCCCACAACCTACTCAACCCTGCCTAATACCTATGCCATACAACCCCTCCGTCAACGACAACTCAGGCCAGATATTGGGCCAAGCCACAGCAAACGCCGCTGCTATACAAGCGCAAGGCACAGCTCAATTTTCACAAAATTTAACAGACTCGTTCAACACCGTCATGGGCATGGTGAATAAGCGCGTCGAGAAAAACCAGGCAGACAACGCCAAGATGCAGCAATCCATGGCAGCCGGCCAAGCCATGATGAGCCTCTCCGACAATTACGGAGATCAAGGCCAGAAATTCAAAACCTCCCTGGCTAAAGCCCTCGAAGACACCAAGGGAAACCCCGACAAAATGTCCGGCGCAGTCATGGCCCACGCCGCTGAGTTTGAAAACATGCAGAAGCAGCAGACTGCTGCGAAAACATACGAAGCCCTCGGCAACGCATACGCAGGCAAGGCCGCTGCGACCGCAGCCGCGAAAGCAGCGCAGCCCGACAAGATGAACGCCGAGACGATCCGCTCCTATGCGCGGGACGCGGCTGCCCAAGGTGCGACGCAAGATCAGATCAAGGCCGGGCTTTTAAATGGTTTTGGCCAATGGGCCGTCGATGCTGTGTTTCCACAACCGAAATCAAACTTTTGGGGGCCGTAGTATAATACACGGCCATGGCTCTAAACCCCCTTCTGGACATCATCCGTTCCTCTGGCTCGTCTCCACGCTCAGAGGCACTCGCTATCGCCAACTCCACCCCGCTGCCTGAGCAGGGAGAGGTGCCGTATCCGCAATCCGATCTCGTCGGTGCGTTGGATAGCATGGACCTCACGGGAGACGCGCCGCAGGATGTTGCCGCCAATGAAGCGCCTGCCGAGCCAGCGCCGCTACCGAAGAGTAATCCCCTCATGGACATCATCAGAGGCAACGCGCCTACTGCGCCGACATTACCGAAGGGCAATCCCCTCCTCGATGTGATCCAGGCAAACGAAGCCGCCACCCAGCAAGCTGTCGCCGAAGCCACCACACCGACCGAGAATCTCCCTGTCCTTAAGTCCGACCTCGCCAATGCCCTCGGCGTGCTCGATTACCGCGACCCCGAGGAGGGCCAGCGTCGCCAGCAAGCCGCCGCCATGGGCGAGATTCTCGGCCTGCCGGAATACGAGAAGGTCCAACTCGGAGCCGCCCCGGTGAACACAGACGGCACCGTCACCATCCGCCGCGCCCAGGCTGTAAGCCCCGAGGCAAATGCCGCCGCTGCCGCAAAGCTCCAAGAATCCCAAGCCGCCGCCGCCTCCCTCTACAAAGCCGAGCAATCTGCGCTGAATCCCTCCTTCCTCGACAAGCTCCAGCAACGCTGGCGTGTCGGCCGCGAGCAAGCCGTCGATGACCAACTCGCCTACCGCGCCATGATGGGTGAGGTGGACTACGAACAAGTCAAAGGCCAGCTCGACCCCTCCACCGCACCGCTCAAAGGCGGCAACTGGCTTTCCGAAGGCGTCCTCACCGCTGCGCAAATGCTCCCCGCCATGGTCGATGGCATTATCTCCGGTAACA